CAGAACTTGGCAAGCTACACTGGTGATGTGGCAAGTGAAGTTTATGATATCAGTAGTGGCTCTGCTGTGATCAAGGTCAATGCATCTTATTGTGCTCCCACCCATATGTTGATGGTGGATCGTCAATTACCTCCAGACAGTACACTCCCTGAATTGGGTGGTGTGCAGAGGTACAATGGTGTGTTGCAGATCAATGCTGTCACTGATGTCATTGAATCCAATAGTACCGTCCCTAATATTCTTTATGGTATCGTCTATGCATCTGCTGGGCCAGATTTCCGTGTTACAGGCTTTGGGCGAGCTAGTCTCTCCCCTACTCCTAACACGGAGAGATGGTCTCCCGTCTTCGAACTGGAGCCCCCCCTCACTGTATTCCATGGTGAGGCACAATCCGTTCGTGCCGCATTCGAGTCGCAGGATTTCCAAAGATTCCGAGCCACAGAAATGTGGTCGTCGGAGGGATTCTGTGATTCGGAACCTATGACTGATATTGTTACCTATTGCAAGAGAGCATCTTTTCTCAATGTGTCCGTTTCTCCTCTGACACGTGTGAATGTTACGGTGAATGGAACAATGTACCCATTCGAATACTTCTCCAATCCATTTTGTTATTGGAGAGGATCGCTTGATATGCACTATTATAAGACCAGTGCTTTCCATGGTGATATTGTTCTGACCCGTGATCTCCCTGACAATTATGGTCCTCATTTTCCGGATGATTCGATTTCCGGGGATATTTATTTATGGAATGGAGGTCAGGTATACATGAATACTGGTACCAACCAATGCATCAATTCCATCAATGTTCCCTGGTGTCGTAATACTCCGTTCGCTTTTATTGGCGGACCTGTTGCAAATCAACGATATTATAGTCCTCATCCTACCCTTCATAATAGTGAAATCGGGGATGGATTTTATAAGTCGTTTGGTGATGATGTTTGTCTCGGTTTGCTTATGGCGCCATGGCCTCTGACTGCACTTCCAGTGGAAGTTGCTAAAAGTCCGAATAGAGGTCAGGATCATAAGGG